GCTAAAATCAAACAGTCGCCTTGATGGTATAGTACTATCAATGACTGCACCAGGAGTTCCAAACTTTACTTGTCCACTATTTAGAGTTGAGTTTAAAGCCATCTCTATTTTCTCCTAAGTTTATTTTATAAAACGTTAGTTCGACTTCCAGCACCTATAACTTCATCCCATAATTTATCCTTTTGGGATTTGTTTGCAGGTGCTTGACCCTGGATTACTCCAGGAGAACGAGGGGATTGCTTATTAGCTCTAACAGCATCTATCGAAGAATTTGGTCGTACAGTCGTTTCGTTTTCTGTTTTAAGAAATACGTCAACCAATGTTTCTAATGACAAATTCTCTTTAGGTTGTGAAAAGAATTTCACAAACCTACTAGATTGATCTTCAGTAAACTTGTATCTACTTTTCAGATCATTTTGAAGATTTGTCATAAACATTTGTTCTTGTAATGCCGCCATATGACGACCCACCGCTGAGTCTACCATATTTTGTTGATCCTTCTTTCGCATCTGATAAGATGGCGATTCTGGCTTATAAAAAGCATCCCATGGGTTAAATTCATCCTCAGCAGGCTGAGCTTCCTTGCTACCTTGCCCCGACAGGTTATCTTGAATCATTCCAACTAGGTCTGGTCTTGATTCTAAGAGATCAACAACAGGCATATATTTTTCTAATTCCTTCACACGACCTCCGAGTCTTTGATTATCGGATTGTGCTTTATCATACAATGATTGGAATTTTCTAACTTCACCTTCGTGATCAACCTCTATAGATTCAGATTCTGCGACCTCGTCGTACTGTTCGATCCTCTGTGGATCAAGACTTTCAGAAATCTCACTTGCTTGATTTGTTTCAGCCATAATTTCACTCCTTTGATGTTTCTGATTTAAGGGCAGAACCTTTTAAGATTTCCCTGTACAGAACTTCACCATATTGTTTTTTTTGACTTCAACGCCTTTAGGCGCCCTCTGCGTTTGTCATTTCATCGGATACTCTCTTGAGTTTATCCGTCTCTCTAAGCACAGTATTTGAGAGATTAGCACGATTAACACGTCTATCCGCATCAACCCTTGCTTCTATCTCTGACAATCTGGACTTAAACTTTTCGATTTGAACTCTTTCTTTATCAGCTTGAGACTCTTTCTTAGTTGACTCCAACTTAGAAGTCATTTCTTGAATTTGTGATTCAAGTTGAGTTATCTGAGATTTAAGTTGTTCATTTTCATTAATTCTTTCCACTACACCTTCCTTATCAAAAATCTCTGGGTTCTTCTTCAATACTTCCATTCTATCTACAAGACCTAATTGAAAGGCTTCGACATATACTCCATAAGTTGCCCACTTACTTTCTGGTAAAGTACTCCCTGGTTCAATTTTTATATCGTGCTGACCTATATTCAATCTATCTCTTTGAATATCATTTACAGCCCCTCTCTTATCGTCATAGAGATTTATCGTTACCTCTGACAATGCATTATTAGCCTGCACCAAAGAGAACATTTTCTGATAGGTATAATGACCTTTAGATAGACCATAAAGAACTCTTCCAAGTCGAGCAACACTAAATTCTATATCTCTTAACTTTGCTTTTGGTCTTTCAGAACCAAGAGCCATCATAGCTTCTGTGCCTCTAACTGTTTCAGGAGCCTTATCGGCGAATCCATGCATCATCTCAGGAAGACCAAATATAAAATCTATATAAAACTCACACTGCTGTATCAAACGATAAAACTCTCCTGTAAGAGGCTGAGGAGCAGGGTAGTGTGGTTCACCCTGACTAGGGTCAATTTCTATAACAGCATTGGGATTTGCCCAATCTCTCTCTAAGTCCTCCATGTTCTCTACAGATCCCATGGGAACAATCAGTTTTAATCCTGCGGAAGCCTGTGCATGAGATAGAGCTAATGACCATAACTTATTAAGAAGTTTCTGCATTGGTCTTGCTCTAGATACATCAGACTTGGGATAAGGTGTACCTGTCCATATATTTGGTAGAGGTACTATAGGATATACATCAGTATTTAAAACATCTTCATAAAGTACAATTTCTCCCACGGAAGCACATACAGCAATTCTATTCTGATACACTTCTTCAAATTGTAGAAATCCTCTTTCTACTAATCCAGGGTTCGTCTCCATAAATTCTCTGAATGCCTGTTCGTCCATCACGCTCTCTGATCCGCTTCTTGCATCCATTATTCTATAAAATGGTACTTTAATCGGATAGAATCTCTCAAGTATTTGATACTTCTGATTACCCCATTCTAAATCTTTTGCTTCTGCTGGAGTCCACGTTGCCATAGTTGCTCTATTCTGAGCATCTGGATAATCTTCTTCCATAACGCCAGAAATATTTTTCAGCAACCCGTCAGTTACATTCCCTTCTTCATCTATTGTATCATCTAATTCGGGGTAGAGGTTAATGATCTGTTCACCAGTTAAGATAGTAGAAAGGATGATGCCCTCGGCATCTACAAACCACCTATCTCTAGTGGAAGGTGGGACATAAACCCTAAACGGGTCGACATAAGTGAACTTCACATCACCTCTACCAAAGTCTTCTTCTCTATCTATGTAAGCATATAAATATCCCATGCCTGTAACAGCATAATCTGCAATAGCCTGTTTCACCTGATGATCTCCATCAGATATGTCCCATACATATCCTAAGATATGCCTCCATGTATGAGCAACTTGAGAATCTGAGTCTTCTCTCGGTATAACAGTAAAAATTGGAGGTCTTGAAGTTAGAACGCTTTTAAGCTTCTCAACCGCAGGGGATACTCTATCCATTGGTATATCTGCTTGACTTCTTGATGACAGCTCACTAGACTCTGATGTAGTAAAATGATTACCTAAAAAGAAATCAACATCCATTCTAGCATCAGTATCCCAAGTAGAACGAGCATCACGCCACTTGCGATAAAGCTCTTGATTCATTTGTGCTCTTTCGTCAGTAGGAAGAGCCATTATTATATTGCATATTGTTATAATTACTCATAAATTCTTTTAATCTATCAAGCAAGTTATTATTTTGTGAATGTGGAGAAAATGAATTCATACCAAAAGAATTCATTCCATTAGAATAGTTTTGATAGGGATAGCCTTGCTTTTCGCCAAATAGCTCTTGGAGCTGTGCTAAAAGAGCAAGTCTCTCCGTTTCAGGAATGTCTCGTCCGTAGGGCATTCTGCATAATATACAACAAAAAATTATAAATGTCAAGGATAAAATGCCTAAAACATAAAAAAGTTCCCTACTTTCTTGCTCCTGTTAGCCAGGAATACGATCTTTTGTTAGTTTTTTTCTTTTTTGACTGAAATTGTTCTTCATCCACAACACCGCTCTTAGGATAGTTATGACCTATATAATGATTGGCATAATACAATGCATCCATAAAATCATCATTTCTAGACTTAGGGAATTCAAACAATTCATCTACCACATTAGACATATTTCTTTTAACATATAACTTATTTGTATTTATTATTGGGCCTAATGAGGCTAGTAATCTATCCTCTTTTTTAATCCCGTGAGGTGGCTTGGCTCCCTTAAATATGCCTGGTAGCAATTTTCTATCTTTAGCGGATAATCTAGTAACCATATCTCTAACCATCTCTTGTGCGGCTACAGTCTCTATAGTAACTCTTCTAGGATTATACATTCTCGCCATGTTCATAATCTCTTGAGGCATATCATATATAGGAATTCTATCATAGAATGTATCTAGAACGTATCTATTCTTATGCTTATCGACGCCCAGAACGACGATTGCTTGCATATCTGATGTATCAGTCGCAGTTGCGGCTAAATCAACGCCTATGAACGTATAAATAGGTATATAGTCATCTCCTATGTTCAAATAAGAAAACTTGTTATGATATACATAATCACCATCATAATAGTTAATTCTGTCTACTTTGAAAGGAGCATTAGCTATATCTCTGGCATCGTTTAAATACTCTTGACTAAATTTATGAATCTGACCAACATTCTCATAATCTCTTCTAATCTCTTTTAATTTGTCAATGGAGAAATATGAAGGCCATAAAGCCTGACCATCATGTATAGCCTTATGGAATATAGTATACCATGTGTAATCTCTCTTATTTCTAGTGGCATCCAGATATGATTCATAAATACCCTGCAAGGCGGAGTCAAAATGAACAATAGTACCCAAAAGCCATATACTACCCTCATTACCCTTAGATTCTTCTAACGAAGGATATACAGTAGACATGAGCCATTCTTTAATTTCTGTTCTTCTTTCCTTGGTTTTCGTGTTTAATTCAGATTCAAAGTCATCTAGAATAATACGTGTATAACGAGTAGATATCTGAGCACGACCACGAAGCCTCTGATTAGTGCCTTTTGCTATAATTCTATCGCCCTTGACCGTTTCAATCTCTTTCTCAGTCCACTTCTTACCTGCAATACTACCAAAGTAATAATTCAAATAAGGATTAAACTCAATATGATGTCTAATATATTTTAGATGGTCTATAGCCTGGCCCTGCTCTTCAGACACCCATGCGGCAAATTCTATCTTATCGTCAGGATTGAAATATAATTTATATAATAGAGCGGCTTTTGCAAGTGTGGACTTAGTATGTCCTCTAGGAAGAACAACACAAAGCTTTCTAATACTATCATTTAATAACGCATCACCCACCTCATAATGAAATGGAGCTGGTTTCGACTTGTTAAAGTCGTCAGGAAGAAATAGCTGACCAAAGTTTATGAGGTTCTGAGATGCTATATATAGAACTTCGTCCTTACTGGAAGAAGCTATGTCTATCGGTTTTTCTTCTTGTGCCTGTTTTGCTTTTGTTTCTTCTTCCAACGATGTCTCTTAATCTTCTTTCGTCTCTTCTTTAGTACGCTTGACATTTTTCTCCATATATTTCATTAGCTTTTTGTCGTCTTTCCTCATTTCGATATAATTAAATAATACGCTTTCCATCATAGTGACCCGTTGTGCAAGTATTTGAATGTCGGAAAGGATAGCTTTCAAAGCTCTTATTATATCATGCTTACTTACTGTTTTTTTTCTTTTCAACTTCCCAATCACCTCCGGTTAATTCTTCATATTCACCTATATCACCACCTTCATAGACAAATGCATTGAATGTCTTTTTATTTCTGAATAGCGTAACAGGGACTGAAACTCTCTTATATAGACCATTGTGAATATTATCGTATTTATCAATCT